CAGCTGCAATAATCTTTGAGTTATTACTAAATTCTATAGAACCCTTGTTTAATGCCTTACAACCTGGCTGCAAAAAGAATGGTAAGTTCTCTAGCATAAGAGTGACTCGAGCTAACATCTCTCTTGCAGTAGCACCTTTGTTTGCAAGTATAGCAATAGTCTTTTCAGGATGGAATATCGCATACCATAAGAGATAACCCACTGATGATATTGATTTACCAGACTGCCGACATGCTAATATGATTGAGAATCGGTTACTATTAAAATGATCAAACATATTACGTTGATAGTCATATAGATTAAATGGTACTAAGCCATCATCAAGAGATATTATCTTCACATATGTTTCTACAAAGTACGAAGGATCCTTCATACATTTCTGATATTCTTTGATTTCTTCTAATGTAAACTGAGCTTCGACCCCATCTCGTTTGACGTTAGGATTACCAAGATACCCAAGTTCATTATTCTTTATCGGCATCAATCACTTTTTCATCATTGTTAATTAACATTCGTTGAAGATCAGTAGTACTACCTATAAACATATTATTGTTTGTTACTTTACCTGCTTCTTCTTTTTCTTTCTTTCCAACTAGATCTTGTTTGTTCTTTTGAAGAGTCATAAGCTTATCAGTCACATCACCGATGTCTTTAATAGACTTGGCCAAGACTTCGAATGCTCGCGGATGTTCTGATTCTTGAGCAATCTCTACGAGAGAATCTAATGAACCCATACCTTTACTTATAAGCTCTTTATATGTATCACGCGAAAATCTATAGTCATCATTAATATCTTTCTTCGAAGCAATCTCTTTCTCCAATGCAGCATTCTTTGTTTCTGCTGGAAGATTCTTTTCTAAGGATTGCTTGAATGCTTCTTTTTTATCAATCATAATTACTCAAAGTCACTTGTGGTGAACGTAGTAGTAAGCGTATAATCAGTTTCTATATCAGTTAAACCAATCTTAACATCAAGTTCAGCTAGTGTATTTAAGTCGGTTCTTAATGTAATGCTATTATTAGCAGCTTCTATATTTTGTGTCACCCCACCAGTAGTTACATAAAGCCTAGCGCCTGCTATGTAACCTGTTGTATTATTTTCAAAGAGCCGTATTTGCGTAGAAGTTAGAGAGTCAATAGTTGATTCCCATGTTCTAGATGCGTTTGCCCCTTGATATATTGTAGCACCTTTTACAAACAATGTAGGATAACTCAATTGAGCACTTGCTGCAGGTAAGTTTATTACAGCTCCAAATGTTCGATCTTCAACAAAGTCGATATTAATTTCTCTAATAACTTTAGGATTCACCAATGAACCATAAAACGACATCTTCATCGTAAAATCTAAGGTGTATATCAGCACTCTTCTACTATTAAAATCACCTTCATATTGGTCATCAAATGATACACTATTAAGTATAATCGGAACATCTTGTTTAAATGACTGCATCTCATCAATAGGCTTTATCGACAGAGTATACTCGGGCTGAAAGTATGGTAATATTTGTTCAAGTATTTGTAAACCATCGTCTTGGTTCTTAGCCATAATATTTAATTGCATATTAATATTATATGGTACTTGCTGTTTAATTGATCTACGTGAAGTAATAGCTGTGGCAGGAGTGATAGTACTTTGACCCCAACTTTGTTCAAGATAGCCTGTTGCACCACCATCTACTGCTCCAATAACACTATCATACAACGTATCCATTTGTGTTTGAGTTAATGACCAGTAATATGCATTATCAGCTACCCAGAATGTATGATTAGTATCTATATACATTGCATCACTAACTTTAAGTGTCAGCCCTCCTATTTTATAGACTGTACCAGTTGGATTTATCGTTGCAGCATCTTGCCCTTCAGTAAAAGTATCTGGTAGAAATAACCCTAAGACTTTATTAGTAGGATTTGTTCTAGTGGAAGTGTTGTCAAAGGTAAAATCTCCACCAGGGGTTACAGTGTAAATAATCATACTGGTGATATTAGCAAAAGACACTGTAGCACCATCATAACCAAACAATCCAAAACCAGTCGCGACGTTTTTGACTCCGCCAGGACTGCTAATTGTGATTTGATCTGTATTGCCAAAGTTACCGATTTCAGCAAATGTTTCAACCGTAGAAGTTGTCACTGTACTACTTGTAGGTTCATTAATACTACTTCTTTTTTGTAACTTTTTAGATGCATCTAATTCAATACCAGTGATTTCGAAAGACATGCGAGGCAGCTTAATTGCAACAGAAGCGTCTTGACCAGAATCACTATCTATTCGTGATAAGAACTTTTGCTTAGGACCGTATGCTAATGGAACCTTTACTTGATTAATAATCGAACCATCACCCTTCTTACGAGCAACCAATATGTTATTAAACAATGTACCAAAAACAGCTACTGATTTACGAACAGTGGCATGATAAAAATGTGAACCAAACATTATAAGGTCTCCGATGGATCACCGAATGGATTAGATTCAGAGAAGTCAATAAAGCTATCACCTGCAATTTCAAATTGAACGTTTTTAGCTTGTGAATCAGATGCGAATGTATTATTTACATCATCATCTGCTAGCGTATAGATATTTGTAATGACACAAGTAAACCCAGATTCAGATCCAACAAGATTAGCAGAGAATCCAGCTGAAGCTGATGTGACCAAGAAGTCCCTAGCTGAGTCTGTACTTGTAGCAGCATTAGTAGTATCAACTGTACCTATATTAGATATTGAAATTGTAGCTGCGGTATCTGATGTTTTTGTAATTGTTTGAACTTCACCAAAGACTGTGATTCCTGTCGCAACTGTTTGTGTTACAGTTTCACCAACAGTAAAGTGATTACCACCCACTACAGTAACGTCCAACCCTACTTGATACGCATTCTTCGCTTGGGTTGAATCAATAGCAGCAACACCAGTTTCCATGTCTTCATCATTGTATTCGAATAGAGCACAATTAAGTTTATAAACTGGTAAGTTAGATAGCTGATAAAATGGTTGTTCGTCTTCAACAAACTTAAGTTCAAAGAAACTATTACTCAGTGGAAGATAAATCAAATCACCTTCATGAGGTTTTGGAAAACTATCAGCACTGTAATGTGTACCTATAAACTTTTGCCACTGCCTTCGAGATATAATAAACGTAGCTTCGTCTCTTATCTCAAGACCAAACTTGCTATATAAATCGCCATCACCTTCGAAGCCATCACTATTTTCAATATATGCTTCAATCATATACGCATCATCGAACTTAGACGAAGAGTCTTCACCGAATATTTCATCTCGGTTAATAAGTGTTCGAGGCAAGTAATAGGCGTCTTGACCAAAGATCTTTAAAGATTCAATAATGAGATCTTCATAAAGATTTTGCTCAGACTTTACAGCTTGACTAAAGTATACATTACGTGGCATAGATTATCCTGTATAGAAATCAACTGGCATTTCCCAATTTAATCTCGCTTCTTCTGTAAGTTTTTCTAGTTCTTCCTTTGCATCATCAAAGATCTGACGACCATTAAATGTTACACCACCCGGCATAACCATACCTTCAAACTTAGAAAGATTGACACCCCACTGTTGTTTGATAAGAGCTGTGGCATACCGCTTTAGATAATAATCATTATAGATATCTGTGTAAGTTCCTGGATCTAAAATCTTATAGGCTTCAAAAATTAAGTATTGACCTACAGTAGCTTCATCCCAATCCATGTGCATAATGATAGTATTACGATGGCGTTTAAAATCAAACTGTTTATCATCGTCGTCTGTTAACATTTGCCACATTTCATTATGCATTCTATTCATAGCAAAATCAACTAAACCGGTATGATACTGTAGATTATGCATATCATTTAAAGCTTGCTGATAATCGAAGTTAAACATATTAGTAGATGATGCACCACCGTTAGGAGTCAGATTAAATACCTTAGTTATACTTGTGATGCCTGAATCTATAGTTATCCCAACTGGAACAGCTAGTTTGCCATTATCAATATCTGTCTGAGTAATCTCATGTTTTAGATAGACTTTCTCAATTGCATCACTATGATACTCTTGATAGAATTGTAAGGCTTCGTCTATACGATCTTCTACTTGATCGTCGTCAACGTTAATTTCTACGACAGGTGCACCTAATGCTCTCTTGCAGTATTTAATTAAGGTTGGTCTGCTGTTTGGTTTTGCCATGTCTTTTACCTATAATTACTATTATATACCTTTATTTATATGTATCTATATACTAGCATGCAAATTTCTTAGTGCGGATCCTAATGTATCTAAGGTGAATTTACTGCTATATTTTGCTAATTCATCATTTTGTGACAGCGTTATTCTCGGGTATTCATTAAAGTCTGGAAATAAACTTAACATATCA